CACCGTACAGCGGTGCAAATTCTGCCGCTTGTCGGCATCGGGCCGAATTGGAAAGCATCTTTGGCCCCGGAAAGGTTGGCCCCGAAAAGGTTGGCCCCGAAAAGGTCGGCCCCGAAAAGGTTGGCCCCGAAAAGGTTGGCCCCGAAAAGGTCGGCCCCGAAAAGGTTGGCCCCGAAAAGGTCGGCCCCGGAAAGGTTGGCCCCGGAAAGGTTGGCCCCGGAAAGGTTGGCCCCGAAAAGGTTGGCGCGTTCTCCCCCTTCATCGCCGCGTCTCCATGCAGCGTGCAATTCGAGTGTTTTTTTAATGTCTATCATTTCGTTTGATTTAAAATTTGATAATATTTTTCCGCGAGTGTTCCCGCCTTTTCTGTGAACGTTTCATCGAATACGGTTTTCCCGGACGCCCAATGCCACTGCTTCGCCGCATCTTCAAGGGCTGCGCGCAATTCGGTAACGTGTGCGGCTGATTGTTCGGCGTCGCGTTTGGCCTTTTCGGATAAGGCGTGTTTTTCGGAGGTGCCCAAAAACGTAACCGATACGGCATAAATACCTGCGGCGGAAAACAACCCGGCCAAAATGCAAGCGATAACGAACGGCATTTCGAGCGAACCGTAAAACGAATACTCGAAAGGCAGAACCCCGGCCTTTGCCGCTTGCACGGTCCGCAAATTGAACAGTACCAGGTGAACGAAAAAAGTCAACACTTCCAGCACAACAACAGCGGCTATTCCTACCTGTGCCGTTGACCGTGACGCGGGGTCTTTCGCCATGCGTAGCGCGTGCCATGAAATAAGGCAATACGGCACGGCGAACGCTGCCCCCATTTCGCGTAAGGTGAACCACAACCCGTAGACGGCGGTAGCGATGGTGGACAGATACACAATGTCCAGCATACCGATTTGCGGCCATTTGAACCGGCGCTTAACCGGCTCCGGCGTGATCGGCTGCGCGTCCGGCTGTTTCGCGGTGCGCGTCCGGTGTTGTATCGGCTTAGGTTGCGCCTGTGGCGTTACTGTGCGCGGCGTGACGGCTTCCATGTGGCCGTTTTGGTGTTGGCCTGCGCGGAACTCCGCTAAGAGGGTAGCGGCTGCCTGTGCGGCCTCCGGCGTCCGGCGTGTAGTGGGTTGCGCCATTACCGTTAACAAGTGTTCGGCCTGCTCTTTGGGTAACGGCGTGTCAAGGCCTGGATGCGGCCCAAACGGCTGCTTTTTCCAGACTTTTACAACGGCGTCGGTCGTAGTGGCGGTGACGGCGGATATGGTTCTAATCGTCATGGCGTTATCCTATTGCAACAAAACGATCTTTTTTTAAGCGGCTCTGATAAATATTCCCATCGCTGCACAAAGAACGGATTGTAATAAATGATTTTGATTCTCCAACGATTTCAACAACTTCTGACTTGCTGCCAAAATTCCAAAGCATTTTTTCCCCAACCTTAAAATCGCCCGCTTTTTTGGCCGGTGCGAAACCATAATTTTGAAGCCAAATGCAAATTTTACCTTCGATCATTCTGTTTGAATATTGAGTTGCCATATCGTTGTGTTTTAATTACTCCACAAAGGTGCAGTAAACAAAATTGTATTCCTAATATTTGTACGGTTATTTTTCACGAAAGATAAAAATACTTTGATTTTGGTATAAAAAAAACCGCCCACACTTTCCAGCGGGGCGGCTATCATTGCCAAAAACCGATTATTTCAAAAGTAAAAAAATCCGTTCCCGTCTGCCCAAAATTCCGGCCCGGCGTCTAAATCAGTCATATTGCAGCGGTGAGCCGCGTTTACCAGTATGTTCCACTCTATTCGCGCTTTCATTCGGGCGTCCTTCGTAACCTCAAACGGCGTCACATAGCCGTCATTATCTACGGCGATAATGTAGTACCGTACTGGCTCGTTTACGCTGTCGAACTCATGGCAATAGATAGCGGCCTGCAAATCATACTTGTTATTCCGAATCTGCGAACGTACCAGGCTCTCCCCGGAACGCGCTCCCATGCGTTTTAAATCCCAAATAACCCGGCTTCCGTTGCGGTCAAAACCGTCGGCATCTTTTACCCCACGATGAAAAAATTTCTTATAAAAGAATTCTGTTTTGACCTGAAATTTAAACCCAACCTTGCCGTCAAACGGAACCATAAGTCCGTTATAAACAACGGTAGACGAATTTTCAATGCAGGTTTTCAAAAATTCGGCCTCATTCATATCATCCCGCGAAACTATTATTCTACCGTTTATTTCCGCCTGCATTTCTTCCCATCTTGCAATTTGTTCAAGGCTTTCCGGTGACGGCTTTTTTGCGTTTACCTGTGCCGACGTTGGCTTTTTCGGCGCTCCTTCGGGAATTACAAAGAACTTTTCCGCGAACTTTTCAGGCTCAAAAAGAATGCAGTCAAGCAAACTACCCGCGTCCATTGCCGCCGTGCTGGAAGGGGTTTCAATGTACCTTTTCAGCATAAGCGGCGAATGTGCTAAGTTTTTGAGCCTCGTAAACGATAAGTGCGCGATATGGTTGCTCATTTCGTTGCCGTTTGTTGGAGCATCAACTCCGGTTTAAGTTCAAGTTTGCGGTCGGTGAACAGGTCGGCAAACTCTTTGTAGGCCGGATTGCTGTTGTATAGCAGGCTTAATGTCTCTATTGTTTTGCAAGCCGTTATTTTTGCCTGCAATACTGCCTGGTCAATGGCAACGGCGGGCTTAATTTCGGCGGCGGCAATTGTGGTTTCCTCGAATGCGGCGGCTTCTTCTTCGATGTGCAGGCCTGCCAATTCATCTGAAAAAGCCATTTTTAGCGCCTTGGCTTCTGCGCATTTGGCTATCATATTGAACGGCATAACGGCGGCTTTAGAAAAAGCCCCTTTCCCGCTTGCTACTGCCGGATAGTATTCATCGAAGATCACGGTTGCCGTGAACGGGCAACGCTGCCCACCGATTAGCCGGTACACGGTCATTGTGCAGGAAATAGGCAACTTGCCGGACGCCTTAACCGTTGCCGCCGTATCAAATTGCCCGTTTGATTGGACATTATAGCGCGGATCATCTACCCCGGCATTTTGCCCGGTACGGGCTGCTTTGACCCGAAACCCGTCTATGCCAACAATCGTGTGATACTGTGCACCCTGGTTGCTGTTGTACTTAACGAGGTAGATTTCCTTTTTGAAAGGCGAAAGGTTGTGCTGTTTGCAAGCGTGCGCGAACACTTCCAGCACGGCATGTGGCGTGTCAAAAGGAATGACACCGGCTTTTGCAAGGGTTTGGATTTGGTCAGGCGTTACTTGCCCGGCGGCAATGACTTCGTTTTGCATAATTGTGTTTCTATTTTGACTGATTGAATTTGTGAGTAGTCGAACTCCTTTTCCGCCTCCCAAAAAAGGCAGTGGGCGAAATCGTACAACCGGCGTTCGTTGTATGCGGCGGCTGCTTTTACGGCTTGGTGTAGTTTTTCAGGCACGGGGATGTTTACCTTTTGCCAGTTGTCGCCGTCTTTGGTGTCAACCTCGATAAGGTTGGTCATCACGGCACAGTCGAACTCCCAGTCTTGCATACGCTCCATGCCGATCTTAAGAAGGTGGACGTATGCGGCCCGTAATGGCGGGCGATCTTTCCCGGTTCGCGGATCGGCTGCGCGTTTCTTTTCAACGCTGCGCTCTACGGCGGTCGGGATGTAATATGTCTGATTTTTCATGCTTTTTCGATTTTAGCGCCGTAAGCGTAAAGTTCAAATTTGGATGCGGTGCCGTCTTTTTTTATCTTATAGATAACCGGATGCACTTCATTACCGTATTTAACTTGGTAGCCGTCAAAAATGCCGTATTCGGGCGACCGGCCTTTTGCGATCATTACTCGGTCGCCTTGTTTTAGGCCTGACGCTTTTTCTGCGGCTGCGATAAGTTGCGTTTTAAGCGTCCGCAATTCGGCGCTATATGCCTCAACGGCAATTTGCCGTTCTTTTTCTTTGGCATAAATAGCGGCTTTAATTTCTTCAATCGTTTGCATTGTTTTTTCGTATTTGTTCGTGAATAATTGCGGCAAGTTTCCATGCCGCCGTTAGTTGTTCGTTTGTCGGGCTTCCCTGAATTTGCCGCAAACGGCCCTCCACTTTTCCCCGGTGCGGCGAATCTTCCAGCAGCGAAAGTAGGAAGCGAAGGTCGGCCCGGCAACAGCGGGCTTTTCGGTCGAGGTTAGTCATGGTTAATCTGTGAGCCATTTAAACATTGTCCAATCTGAATTTGAAAACGTGAATACATCAGCGCCTACTTTTTCAGGCTCTACTTTGGCGTAAAAAACGCGCATATACTTATACCTTCTGGATTTTGAGATATAATAGGTTTGAACCTCTGCAAGTTTAATGCCTGCCGCCGACGCAAATGTTTCGGCGTTATCTTTTAACGCTTTAATTTTCTGCAAAACGTTATCTGTATTTCCGTCTGCCGTATATCCAGCAACCCAGAACAGTATTTATTCGCTTGGTGAATAGAATAAATCCTGCATTTTCCTAATCATTTGTCCGTCCGCCCCGGTTCCACACCGAATGCGATTGGAAGTTTTGAATTTCATCCCATTCACGCCGGGATGTTTGGCGGTGGTCATATTTGCGACATCGCTTCGTCGTGCCAGGCGTCGAGCCAGGCTTGTTCGAGGGCATAGTATAATTCGTCTGAAAGATCGTCGGTCATATCCGTTGCGGTGCCGTCCTCATTCAGGACGTTCACGCAACGAATATCGGCGCTTTCTTCCTCTGCCGGGTCTTCCATTGTGGCGGCGTAGCCGGGATAACGCACGGCGGTAACGCGGTATGTAAGGCCGTCGTGGATGATTATGTAGGTGCGTGTCATATCGTTTGCGTTTTAATTACTCCACAAAGATGCAGTAAACACAAATACCATCCTAATATTTGTACTGGTATTTTTCAACGAAATGAAAATTTAACATTTTCGTGGTATAAATAAAAAAAGCCCCGGCGTAGTGCCGAGGCTTTTTGCGCCTAACTGTCGCCTGCCGTTCAACCGGCTAAGCGCCGGACGACGGCAGGCTTGGAGTTAGCCAAAACTTAATCGGATACCACTTGACACTCTGAAATGTCATAGGTTTTTTCGTAGCCCTTCCCATCGGTCACGATTAGGTCTAAGTGTGATGAATAATAGCCGTTGTTTGAACCGTATCCTGGAATGCGGACGGGGTGTCCACTAATTGGTTTTAGGGCTATTCCGTAGCCGTCAATTCGTTCAAAAAAATCATCACTGGTTAAGTCAAATTCAAGCCCCTCAAAATCCCCTAACGTTAAGTCATCAAGGCTTAAATAATGGTTTTCGCAGCAATCTTGTTCGTGATTTGAATACAACTTCACGCCGTTGTCAAACTCAATCGAATCAGAGTCGAGTTTTATTACTTTCAAATTCTTCATGTTGGATGTGTTTTAAATTTGAATATTCGGCTAACCCTGCTTGCCCGTACACCGACCGGCTATGCGCCGGCGCGACGTACAAGCCGCAGTTAAACCGTCTCAACCGTAAACCACTCCTCCACCCGGATACCCGGCAACTTCCGCACGGTTTCAATATCGAATATCCCTTTTCTGATATTCCACAGCGTCCGAAGCGAGCAGGGATAATCCGGGTCGAAATTCTCAACCCAAAGCGAAAATCCCCGCGATTCAATTTCGGCCTTAACCATCTGGTACACCGCTTCGCCGAACTCTTGGCGGGTGAGCAGGGTTTTTGGTTGCGGGGCTGGCGTGTCCGGCTTGGCGCGCCGGGGCCGGGGCGGATAAGTAGCGTTAATGCCCTTTTGCGCTTCTTTCGCTTCTTCGTAATCCGCGAACGGGCCTATGTTTTCACCGGTGGACAGGCGGCGCGTGGAGAGCGTGTAGCGCTGATTGTGGTGTTGGCGGGTGAGGTAGTAGCGGGTTATGCTATCCATTTTATTGCTTCATTATCAGTATTCTGGAATACTGATTGTTGGATCGTTTCGATATGCATAGCAAACCTTCCAAGCACATCGTCCATATTTATGCCCGGAATAAGGGCTTTTTTTGACGGAACATGGCCGTCGCGGACGGAATCCGCTCTCATGGTAACATCAAAAATTTTATACATATTTTAGTTTCATTTTTTCGCCCTTTCACCTGGGCCAGGTTGCCGGAATACCCGGCGTGATCTTTCTTATAGTGTAATGTTGAAACCCGGCGCAAACCTTATTACCCCGAAACCGACTTCCAGAATAAGAAGGGTTAAGACAACGAGGTAGTTTGTCGTATTACCTGTATTTTCGGAAGCGGCATATACTCGTCGCTCCACGCTATTTTGTGGGTTTCAGGTTCGTTGGTATCCTCGCTTTCCGGGAACCAATGCGCGGTCCCGAACCTGAAGTACTCTGCCACCACACCATCTGCGTCGGCCTGGTACCGATGCACAGAAGTTTTACCGTAAGCAGACACCTCTATTTGGATAGGGTCGCCTTTCTTCACGCTTTTGTTCATTTTGTTTTCATTTTTTCGCCCTTTCACCTGGGCCAGGTTGCCAGAATACCCGGCGTTACCCTTCTTATAGTGGAATATTGAACCCGGCGCAAACTTTCTTGTCGTGGAAATCGCCGGGGGAAAGGGGTTATTCAGGGATAATTACCGTTATTTCGTTGGCAATCCCTGCCACAATTACGCACTCCGATTCTGAGTGGTAAGACCTGTTCCCGTCTACGGGTTCGTTTTGCATTAATATGGGATACACCCCGTTTTCCATAAATACGGTCACGGTTCCGTCCCATGTTGCTTGCCGTTTGGCAGCGGCGAAAACTTCGGCGGATACTTTTATTTTGGTTGTCATTGTGAGAATTTTTTATATGGTATTTTTATTTTTTTCGATTGACCAATCGCCACCCGGCGTGTATTGGCGAAATATGATTTCTACCGGCCACTCACACGAAATGAGGGCTTTTTTCGTGATCTCGCCCGTTTCCGGGTTCATCATAACATAGGTCATTCCATCGCGCTCCCGCTTTTCAGCGTTTTGGATTTCAACCGGAAGTTCCGAAAACGGAACCCGTGCGATAGTGTCAAGGTCTTTAGCGGCGGCAATCTTCGAGATAATTTCTTGCGTTGTCATGTCGTTTAGTTTTTAAATTTTCGAGGTGCGTTTTTGCTTTCCCCGTTTTGATAGAACAAAGATACGACCACATCAAATACTGTGCAAGTAAATTGCAAAGTATTTTTCACAAAAGTTTAAAATTACCATTTATGTGGTATAAAAATACTATTTTGGGCATAAAAAACGCCCGGCCTGCTCTTGTGCAAACCGGGCATTTTAATTTCATCCCGTAACTTACCCGGCGTTGCACCGGGTCATTGACGTCTGGAATTTTTGTTCCTAAAACCGTGCCAAATAGGCGTTATTTTTGCAGGAAAAACAATATGAATTTACAACAGACTGAAATAGATACGCCCGCCGTGATCCTGGCAAAACGCCTGCTTAGATATATGCGGGCAAAGGGGTATGAAATATTTACGGCCCCCGGCGAATTGAACATCGTCTATGTAGAGGGAATGGACGTGGACGGTACGCAAAACGTGGATGCGCCGGACGCATGGAACGACCTGCGCTGCGTGATCGACTTTGTAGGCGATACCCCCCGGCTGCTTCATTGCGCCGTAGCGACAACCGAACCGGGCCGGGCCGGCACAATGTCGGCAGATGCGGCGAAACGCGGCGGAGTGGCGCGCATAGCCTTTGGGCAGTACACCGCATGGCGGGCAGGCTTTCATAACACGCGGAAAAACGGAAAGAATCATCCTGCGCTTGTCCATGTAATGCCGCTGCCTGTTCACCGTGACAAGAACCGGGATATGAAGCGTCCCGGCGATAAAATCCACATAGGCTATTTCGGCATTAACCAGCATTCAACCCGACCCGGTTATTTCGGCGGAAACGTTGGTACATGGTCGGAGGGTTGTTTAGTCGGGCTATTGTGGGATCAACACCTCGAATTTATGCGGCTGTGCAAAACAGACCCGCGTTATCTTGCCGATCCGAATTTTATTTTCACGTCGGCAGTGTTGCCGGGAAATGAAATAGCGGAATAAAAAAGCCGCCCCGGATAACCCGAAGCGGCCAAAATATAGAAACAACTCAAAACAAAATGGCTTAATAGGTCGGCACTCCGGTACGGTCGGCAACAATCTGTGCAACCGTCGGCCATGCCTCGAAAACAATTTCCTGCCGTTCGGGCGTCTCCCATTCGGCCCCGTTAAGGATACCCCGGCGGGCTGCCCGCTTTTCAAGTCGGAATGTGCCGACGCCGTGTATTTCCACCCTGTTGTGTGATACCAGGCCGCCGGCAATGGCCGGGCCTAAGTGCTTCAGCGATTCCAGCGCCTCAACGGGCGAAATGCCGCTGCGCTCGGCGATGACATACGAAATGTCGGTGCGATCAATTTCCGGGTTTCCCATTATCGTGTTTCTGTTTTTTTAACCGCCGGCGCTACGGGCTTCGGTGTGGGTTTGAGCCAAAAATAAAGCATGGTGCCGATGCTGAATAGGGCGGTTAAAATACCCTGCCAGTTTCCGCCTAATGCCGCTGTGGCGAGGTCGCCTACCTTCTCGAATAACCCTAAAGGAATAGCCGGAACAATCGCCACAACGGTCGCGCCGATGTAGTTCCATGTATTCTTATTGGTTATCCATGCTTTCAGGTCAATCTTTGTGCCTTTCAGGGCTAAACGAATGGCGTTGCCCGAAGCGAATAGGGCGAACAATGCCCCAACGGCGGTTTGCCCTTCGGATGTCGGGAAACCTACCACAAGGCCGGACGCGGCCAAAATAAGGCCGTTCCAAAACCCGGTACTGCCCCACCAGGGAGTTGCTTGTACTTTTACTGTGTCACTCATAATATAGAATTTTTACGTTAACGTTTCTGTTTCATAAATGCAAGTAGTGTCGCGTTTTGCGCCTCAAGTCTTATACGCGCCGCGTTACAATCATCCAGCCCGGTTTTAAGTGAATCGATGACCACGCGCAAGCGTTGAATATCGCCCCGGTATTCGTTCCGTACTTCGATAATCTCTGTCCTGTGTTCTGCCCGCATTTTCAGAATGTCGGTATTCAGGCGGTCTATCCAGAATATGAATCCCACATTGGTGATTATCAATAGCATGATCGAAAACCCCTGCCTTGCGGCCTGATTCCAGAACGATTTAATAAACGCGGCAAAGCCAGCCCAAAATTCTGCCATAACAGGGTTTTCTTTTTTGTTTTCCATGACGCGGCGTTTCCTGTATAACAAAAAACAACCGTGCCAAATTTGCGTTTTACCCGGCTTTTCTTGCCGCCGGCTGTTGTAGCACCTTTATCAGCGCCTTTGCAATTGCGTCCGGCTTTGAGGTGTCGTTTGCGCTAAAATTCTGCCCGCCAAACTTAATTACCCACGTCCAGGTATCCACGTTTAGCGTGCCGGATGATCCGCCCACGCCGGGTATCTGCCCGATAAACACTTGTAGTTCCCGCTCTGTCCATAACCGGACAAGATTGGCGTCGCCTTCGGATATGAAATCAAATTCGATAGCGGCGCCGATTACATTTGTCGTTCGGAAACTGCCGTCGTCGAATTGTTCGTGTGCAAGGTGCCGGTCGTTTGCGGCCCCATCGTAGAACGCCTGCCCCGGTTGGATCGGGATAATGTACCCGGCTGCGGTCATCGCCGTTTTCAGATTATTAGAAACAGCGAATGCTGTTCGGTCGCGTTTAGTTGCCATTGTGTTTATTTATTAGTGATTATGGATAGATTGCGGAAGCGCTCATTGCGTGAAGCCGAAGCGTCCGCGCTGTTGTTCCGGCTGACTTCAGTATTTTAGTCTCGAATCCTGCTGCGCCGCTGTCCGGCATATTCCCGGTAACGCGCCCGCAAAAAACGCCGTCAATGTAGAACCGCGCTTCTGTTTTGGACTTGTCAACTTCAATTCGTATGTTATACATTTGACCCGCCGTAACAGTTACGCCTGTATCGGCGGTACTTTCTGCGCCGGCATTGTCGCGGGAAAATCCCTGAAATTTCCCGGAGTTTGTGCCGTGCGTATATCTTATTCCGACTGAGTCATTAGGAACAATCGTTGTGCTTCCTATACTTGACGCTATCATACATACTGTCTGAAAAGTGTTTGTGCCATCAGACAAGTCTGGTATTGTGACAAGAGCATTATAAGATATATGTGCAGTTGAAAGATATGTCGCATAGACGACGGTTTTCGTAAAATAAAACCCGCCGCCGCCGCTTGTTGTGGTCGATGTGGACATTATATTGCAAGCCGGGGTAGTAGACGAGCCTGCGGCGGTTGTATTGACTGAACCGCTTGCTATTGCCTGAAATCCCACATCCCCATAATCTCCTGCGGTAGCGCTGCCAGCGCTCCATGCATAATATATATTCCGCCCGCCTATAACGTTCGCCGCGTCGCCTATTATCCGCCAGCGTGAACTCGTGCCGTCGTAAAATATTTGAAAACTCCGCTTTGGGAAAAGCACAAAATCCTTATCCGTTGAAATCCGGTTTGCCGCCGTCCCATCCGGGTGTTCGCCGGGGAAATATATTGGGTACGATCCGACGTTTATCAATTGCTTTATTTCCCCCGAATACCCGGCGGCCATGCTCGTTATAGCCCGTATTCCGTTATCGCCGTCGAGCCTTACGATTTGCGCGTCTGCCCATCCGGTAGGCGCATAGTCGTCTTGATCGGAGGTGATCTGCGAGGGTGAAATAACATCCGGCCCCCAACGAAGTCCCGTAGATTCGCCGCTGTCGGCATATAGTTGTTTCCCATTTGCGCCAACGGGCAGTTTTGCCGCCGTATCCGCGCCGGTGCCTACCGCCAAATCGCCTTTGGTATCCCAAATCGTATCCGTAGAAACCGCGCCGCCGCCTGCTGGCGTTGCCCATGTTCCATCCCCCCGCCAAAAAGTAGAACTACTGGCCGATGTGCCACTATTCAGGTTTGTTACCGGAAGATTGCCCGTTACATCTGCGGCCAAATCAATGGCGTTTCTCGTAATCGTTTGCCCGGAAATTGTGATATAGTCCGGCGTTCCGGCTAACGTAACATCCCCTGTGTTCGTGCCGCTAACCGTCGCACTTGCGGGAGCGGCCAGGGTTGCCCCGTCGGAAATTGTCAGTGTTGCCGAGGTGGCGGGGGCTGTTACGGCTACTTTATTAATCGACGTTGCCGCCGCAACACCCAAAACAGGCGTTACTAAGGTGGGCGAAGTTGCCCGAACCGGCGCGCCGCTACCTGTTGCCGTTGTCCATGCCGGTAATGCGCTTGCGCCGCCGCCTACTAATATTTCTGTCGTTGCCCCGGCTGCGAGCGTTTGATGCGCTCCCGTTGCCGTTGTTCCGGCTGCCAGCAGGCCGTAAGCTGTCGTACTTGTTGCCCGGCCTGTGCCGCCCTGCGCAACCGTCACGGCTGCATTGCTCGTTAATACCGTACTGGATGCGTTCGGGAAAGTGAATGTTTTGGCACTTGTTGCCGGGCCTGTAACCGTAAAAAATGCGTTTGCGGTGCCGCCGTTTGCCGTCGGCAGGATACCCGTTACGCCTGTGGTGAGCGGCAGCCCTGTGGCGTTCGTAAGTGTGCCGGATGACGGCGTTCCAAGTGCCGGCGTTACCAGTGTTGGAGATGTGGCGAACACCAACGCGCCGCTCCCGGTTTCGTCGCTTATTACCCCGGCCAATTGCGCTGAAGTTGTTGCGGCGAATTGCGAAAGCGGGTTTGATGTAAGCGCATCGCCGCTACCCGCCGGGGTTGCCCATGTGCCGTCACCGCGCCAAAACGTTGAACCACTGGCGCTTGTTCCGCTGTTGAGGTTTGTTACCGGAAGGTTCCCGGTTACGTCGGTCGAAAGGTCTACCGCCCCGCGTGTAATCGTTTGCCCGGAGATGGTAATGTAGTCCGGCGTTCCCGCAAGGGTTACGTCTCCGCTATTTGTGTTGGAAGTGTTACCAATGACGGTCAATTGCGCGTCCGTAACGTACCGCTTATTTGAACTATCGGCGATGTCCGCCGTCGTGGCGTCCGTGCCTGCCGTTACCAGACCTTTTGCGTCGTATGTAATTTTCGTCTTTGTTGCCCCTGTTATAGCGGCGTTTTCATCCACCTTGCCGTCTAAGGCTGTTTGCAGCCCTGTAACGTCGCCTATTGCGTGCGTGTGCGATGTAGCGGCCTTGCCGTCAATCTGCCCCTGTATGCCGCTTGTGACGCCGTTGAGGTACTGAAATTCGGTATTTGATACCGTGCCGTCGGCTATTTTCGCCGCGTCGAGGGCTGAAATAGTTGCGGTAATTGCGCCCGTGCCACTTCCAGAAACATCGCCGGAAAGGGTGATCGTTTGGTCTCCGGTGTTGGTGCCGCTGTGTGTTCCGCCGCTTAGTGTCGTATCTCCCGAAAGGGTTAAAGTCCGGTCGGAATCGCCTGTCGTTACGGTTAACGTCCGGTCTGCCGTAAGGTTAGCCCCCGGCGTAATTATAAGGTCGTGTGTTGCATTGGTGTCCAGGATGTGCAGGCCGGTGTTCGGAAAGGTTAACCCGGTTGTCAGCGTATCGCCGTCGGCAATGCCGCCGCCTGTGCCAACGTCACCCGCTGCCGGTAGTATAGTCATGGAGATAGTATTCCCGTCAAGGGCAACCGTTACGGCAGAGCCGGAATAACTTGCCTGGCCATCTTCGGATACGTTGAAAACGCTATCAAGTACCGGCCAAACGCTACCGCCCGCCAATGTCAGGATAAGTTCGTAGTTGTATTCCTGCGTCGATAGCGCGACCATTTGCGCGTTCGTTATTGCCAGCGTAACCGTTCCCCCTGCCCCGGATATTGTCAGCCCTGAACCGCTGGAAAGCGACAGCGCCGCCGTGCCGTTCTTTTCGTAGATAACGAAAGTGGCAGACGCCCCAACGAGGGAATACGGGCTACCCCCTGAGGTGAAAGAAAACACCATTCCGAAGGTGCCTTTATAGTATGCGGTTATCGGCAGCACCCCTGGCCGCCCGTCAAAGTTTGCCATTGTTACGGTTTTTTAATTTTTACTGCCCGGTTCGGCAGGCTGAAATACTGTTTGCCGTTTTCGTTCAAAAAGAAATCGGTATCTGTCGGACTTGCCGGGTAATTTTTCAACCTCAAAACCGCGCCGTAAATAGTTGCCTGCTTCGCGCCGGTGGCATTGATGTTGTACCGTAGTACGCCCTGTGCCGTGACCGTGAAAACAATGGGGATAAACCCGGCCCCCTCGTCAATCGTCCATCCTGGCTCTAATAGGTCGGCCTGATACCTGTCTTGTATGACTTTTAGCGGCGATACGGCAGTAATGGTTGTTATATTCGTATCGGTCGCATTGATGTCCGATATGATTTGCCGCGCCCGGCTTACCCGCAAAGAATCGGCTGCCAGCGTCCGGGCATTGCCTTCGATCTTGTCGGCCTGGTCGGCGGTCAGTGCGGCAGCCGGGCCAACCGGAACGGCGGTTTCTGTATAACTGTCATCGTCGTAGGTAACGCGCGTCACCTCGAAATAGGTAACGCCGTCATCATCCAGAATAAAATTGCGTGTGGTGCTTACTATTTCTGCCATATTAGTATCCCATTATTGTGATAGATAGCCCGTACTGCGTAGACGCTGCGAGCGTTCCGGCGTACTTAACTGTTATTGAATTGTTGCCCGATGCGGAGAGCCAAAAATTGCCGATAATCGGCTGCGTAGCGGCGTTGTACGCAACCCATGAAGCGGCGCAACCGTTTGCGAATGATTTTGGCAGGTTCATCGTGAAAACAGTATCGCTTGCCGACGGGCCGGTGCCGGTGGTAAAAAGTAACAAGGCGCAATTTTGCCCGCCCACAAGTATATCGGTAGTCGGCCCGGTGCCAGCGCCCGCAGCGTAACTCATTGTCGGTGCGCTGCTGTTATTTTGAAAGGCTTGGCCGGTAACAAGGCCGTTATCCTGTACATAGAAATTATCAGTACCAGACGAGTTTTCAACCAACAGGCTTTTAGCCGTCGTTGTGCCGTCTCCCTTTATTTGCACCTTTGCGTCGGCTGGGTCAACGCCTATGCCGATCTTTTGGTCATCGCGGGCGTAGAAATACGGGTTATTGCTCCCGTCGTGAATCTTTAGGCCGAAATTCGAGGAAGTGGTGCCAATGCCGACAAGTTTTAAGCGGGCTGCCGTGTCATTGGTGGTATAAGAGGCGTTGGTAAGTAGTACGTTTGCCGTCGAGAACACCCCGCCTGCGCTTTCTATTCGTAGACGATTCCCGGTGCCTAATCCTTGTATCGTGAAATTCCCGGCGTAATTAAGGCTTAGTTGATTCTTATACACCGACATCGGCTGCATATTGCTCCCCGCGTCGGTTGACATATTAAACACAATAGCCTGCCCTTCGGCAAAAGACGGGCTGCCCCCATTGCTGTAAACATCCAACGAAATAGACCCGCGCTGCACGTATGGCCCGGTAGCCGTTCCTTGCATTTGCAAACCGGAAACATCCTGGTCTAATGTGCCATCCGATTCGATTAATATACCGTCGTTGCCGTCAGCCGTAACCATTGAAATGCGCTTGGTCGGGCTGGATTGGTTAATCCCTAACCTGTTGTTTGTCGGGTCGTAATACAATGCCGCTTCGCCTGTAATGGCGCTTGTGCCGCTCCAATACGCTATGTGATTAGCCGTGCCGCTTCCCGTAACCGTACCGCTTCCTGTCCCTAACGATACCCATGCGCCATTGGCTCTGAGGTCTAAGGTATATAAGGTGACATTATAGATTGCAAGGCCGTCACGCGGGCTACTTATCGCATCGCGTTCGGTGGTTGCCATCGCTGGCAACCCTAATCCTTTGGCCGTGCTAACGATGTCTACTATTGCAGATGCGTGAGGCGCCGATGTCGTGCCAAAGGCGGTTGCACCCTCCATGTTGTTTGTCGTGCTTGCCCCGGCAATATAAACCCCTTTTACGTTCGCGTGATTAACGGTAGAGTAAAAGACGTATAGCGTACCCAGTAGAGACGTTAAAGTGTAGTTCGCTTCAATCCCTATATAATTACCGGAAGCGGAGCCTGTCTGGTTTATGGTATGATCCATCCGCATGGCCGTCATCGCCCCCGTTCCGGTTGACGAGGTATGATTTCCGCTTGTCGCAAACAGGCGCTTTATGCCGGATGTGTGGCTATAATTTGACCCGCCGACCGTTACCCGCCCATTCGTGTTATTCGATGCGTTTAGTTGAATTGCCGCCGTAGAGTTTGCGCTACTGGTGATATTCAGCGTTTGGGCTGAATTGCCAATCTCAAATGCCGCTGCCGTTGTTATGCCGGTGCCGGAATATACAGCCGGGCTGCTCGCTCCGATCAACAACCGCCCCGCGCCGGAATTGGTCGCATCAAAGGACGCTATCTCGATAGTCGAAGCGGCGTTAACAACTTCAATCGCCAATTTGCTTGCCCGACTGACGTGTGTTGCCGTCAACCAGGCGTAAAATAAGCGGCCTAACGTTGTGCTATCTGTAGTGGTACTTTCGGCCTGAAAAAGAATTGCAGAACCTAACCCTGCCAAGGCCGCGCCGGTGCTGTTGGCGATTAGCGTTAATACGTTTTCAGGCGTCGATGTGTTGGCGGTGATGTCGGTAATCGTAACCGCCCCGCCCGTACTTGCCGCCCCGCTGATATTCACCCGCGAAACGCCGTTCGTCTCGAATTGTAGCGCGTTCGCGTCGTTCGTGCCGATGATTATAGTCGCGCCGGTGTTGTTGCCGCCATCGTTAATGTCGCCACTTGCGCCGCCGCCGCCGGTTGGCGCTTCGGCCTGCCAGCCAAGTGTTGTGTCCCATGTAAATACATGGCCGTCTACTGTGCCGCTGTACGCCTCCCATTCGCTTGCACTGTCGTTCCATATTAGCGCTTGTCCCGGCGCTGTGCCGTCTGGTATTACCGCGCCCGTTCCGCCTGTACCGCCTGCGGTGGTATAGATATTAAGCGGAGAAGGAACAACCGGCGCGCCGATAGGAATATTAACTGTGGTGGTGCTTGAATCTACTGTTATAGATGTAGCGCCGTCGGCTACATCGCCGTTTACCACGAACGTAAAAACCTGCCCGCTTTGCGGATCAACGATGTAAATAATATCGTTATCTCGAATACTTCCCCCCTTTACGGGCGTTCCGACGGGTATGCTCGTAACGGTGCCGGGCGCTATTCCTGTGCTAACGGTGTTCCCGGTCAGGAAGGAAAGTGCGGTTTCTCCGTGAAATCCGGTGGCTGTCGTTGTGCCGGTTCCGCTGCCAGGGGCAACAACCAACCCCGGCGGGAATGTGCCGAAAATGCCCGCGTCTTCCGGGTTCCCTACCGGCGTTGTGGTATCCAGGTCGGCGTCATCTGCCACGCCGGTTAAGGCCATTTCGACCGTCCACTGATTTTCACGCGCCCGCCATTCGCCCCGGTTAATTAGCCAGGTGGTGTTATCCAGAAACGTGATACGGCTGTGGATATGCGTTGCATCTGCCAGAAGCGTCCCGGTGTATAGTTGAACCGGGAACGCTTGTAATTTTTGCAGTTGGTTGGCTAACAGGTCGCCAAATTCAAGATTTTGGTTTTCGTTCGCCCGCTCCCACGTGGCCGTCGTGGCATCCCAAAGGGTAAACGTTGCATCATCCGTAGTTTCCAGTCTGGCAACCGTCCAAGATTTTACCGCCGCGCCAAACAGTGTTTCTATTTTCAGTATCTCGCTGTTGCCGGTGTTGGTATTGTTGGTGACGTACTTGCGCTCTACTTCGTAGTTAGATGCGTTATCAAACCCCTGAATCGATAACTCAAGGTTTGAAAAACGCCAATCGTTGAGCGTGGCCGTTACACTGCTTCCGGCGTAATCGCGCCCGCCTAACCCGGTGGAAAAATCTACACTAAAGCCGGTTTGCCCGGATGGTATATACGGCGTGAATAGGGCAAATTCGTTCGGTATTACCCCGGTGTAATTGGTCGAATATATCCAAGGCGTTGATACCTCGTAATAAGTCGATGCGACTTGCCAGTTTGGCTGTTCCCGGTTAAGGGTAGGTATCCCAACCCCGCCCGGCGCTATAGATGTCGTCTCGCTGTCAATCCGGTAATTGCCCGGCGTCGTTTTGATGATCAAACCGAACACATAGCGCCAGGGCTTTGTGTAGGTCACGACCGACACATTAACGAACAAGTTGCCCCGTACCCGGAAATAAGTATCTGAATCGAACGCCAACCCGGTAACGGCATACGGCGTATTTGCGCCGCTGTCTTTGTACCACTTCCATGATAAGTTTTCGAGGTAATTTTTGTATGTCTTGTGATCGTACTTTACTTCCACCCGCGCCAATGCCGGTAGGTAGTGGAATTGCCCGCCGCTCAGGCGGTTGTCTTCGCCAACCTGAATAACAGGCTTATCATACCCGGAACTTGCCGAATAGGTTAACAGGGTGCCGTCTGTCGCATAGCGCCGCTCGAAAAACAGCGCTTCCATGCGTTCGCGTATTTGCTCAAAGCGCCATGCCCCATTCGATAGCATTAGCCGCGCCCCCCAATTTTCGCATATTTCCTGCAACACGGCATAAACGTCTATGTACTCCCAATCTTCCCCGTCAGACGATTTTACCCGCTTTGCGAAGGCTTCGCCGGAAACGCGCGAATATTGCAAAGGGTCTTTTGCCGCTGTCGCTGTCGGCATATTGCCGTCTTGCCAGTTGACGACCGTCCGAATAAATACGTCTGTGCCGCCCCAATACGATGTTAGCCCGACTTCGGAAAGACAGTTAAGAACGTGGTCGAGCAGGGATAATTTGCCGTAAGGTGCCGGGCTTGGCACGGCTGCCGCGTCTTTGTAGTCGCTTGCTTTTAGCCGGGCAAGGCCGTCGGTGGCCTTAATGGTGAACTTGTAAACCGATCCGGTATCGTCGAAACTGCCCAATTCGCGTATAACATACCCCGCCCAATATAGCGAAGTGGTCGGCCCTGCCGTGATCTTGTACACTGCCAGCGTGAACCGTGATTCTACGCTTTCGATTAAGTCGGTTGCGAAGGTTTCAATATCGGCTACATTCTCCGGCGTTACGATAATCGAGGCCGCGCAAGTTGAACCCATTATGCCGGGGTTAACGCTGTCTGTTTTTCCGTCATAGGTCAGGGTAAACCCGTCGCTTGCAACGTCAACGGTTAAGGCCGTGCCGACAAAATCAGCGTCGTCAATATCAACCCGGTATGTTTCACCGTAAAAGGTCGGAAATTGGTATGTTATGCGTGTAGCCATTACCGGACGCGCCCGCGCCTCCTTTCGCCCATTACGTTAGCAATGTGGATACCTTCGGCGCTCAGCGAACCGAACACTTCAATTCTGCCGCCTGCGCCGCTTTCTTCGCGGAATACCGAACGCATCAACCGTTCCGGTGTAACGATTTCCGGGTTATTCTTTGCGCCGGGATATTCCCCCATAAGGCCGAATGTAGGCGAAGTGATAACGCCGCCTTTGGCGAACGGCTGCGCTTTGATTGTCGCTATTTGAACCGCGCCCGCTGCCGCCGTTAAAGCGCCTAATATTGCCCCAACCGGCCAACCAGCGGAAAGCGCCTTTGTAACGCCGACGGCAGTGTTTACAATAGCCTGACCAATAGCCAGTTTTTTGGCAAGTCGGCCCGCCTTTTTATCAATCTCGTTTTTCTTTGCCGCTAATTCCGCTTGTAATTGCGCTGTGGCGTCCGCGTTTCCTTTGGCGGCTTCGAGTTTAGCCGCGTATTGCGCATCTAAATCCGCCTTTTCGTTAGTGGCGTTTTGTTGTTGTAGGGCAACAATGTTGTTGCCAAGCGTTACCGCGCCTTCGTAGACTTTTTTTAGCCAGCCCTCCTCCCATTTCGTGCTTAAGTTCTTGGCAATTTCCGAAACCGCGTCCCCCATCCCTTTCCCTTCGGCCTTCATATTCGCAACCATCTGCTTCCATGCCTCCCCAATTGACATAGTTCTATCGTTCATGCCCTGAACCGCGTCTGCCCATGTGCCGCCCATGTCAAGCAACTTTTGCTGTAAAGGCGTCAGCGAACTTATCACGCCCGGGATAGCCGCCGTTAAGGCGTTCATTGCGGATAATCCCTCACTTAACATTCCCAAACTTGCGCCGCCTGCTACGTCCGCCGGGTTGCTTGCCTGCGGGCCAACGCCTAACGGGTTTGCCTGCGGTAACGCCTGAATGATCGGCGCTGCCAGCGTAACCGGCTTGCTCCATTCGTCACGAAGTTTTTTGTAAGCGTCACGGGCGGCTTCGGTTTCGTCTTTTGTTTTCTTTATGCTTTCCGCATTTCTTTCAACAGCGGATGAATTTGTTTTTGTTGCCGATGTGAGCGCCGCTACTTCGGTAGATGCCGCTTTTAAAGATTTTGGATCAACGATATTAATAACACTCGAACCCTGATTATTTGCGGCAAACACTTGGTCAAATGTTTGGCCTACTTTTTCAAGTTCTTCGCGTAACGACTTTAATTTTTGCTCCTCATTTTGAATGATAAATGACAGATCCTGAAACGAAAACCCGCCTTCCTGTTGATCGGCACGGAGTTTGAAAATCTTTAATTCCTTCTCAACTATTTGGGCGCTTAGTTCGGCCTGTGCATTGGCTTTTGCCCGCGCCGCCGCGCCTTTTATTATTTCATTGGTTAACTCCCTTTGGATGACGGCTAATTGCCCGGCTGTTTGCAGTTCCAGGTTTATTCCTTCCAAATATTCCGGGTATTGCGAAACAAGTTTGCCTATGGCCGTTCCCCGCGCTTCCTGCGATGAGGTAACGTCGGATAAAACAGAAATAGAACTATTCAGTACACTTAATTCCTTCGCGCTTTCCTGTGCGACATACTTTTGCGCGTCGCCAAACGATTTGCCCGCATTGGCGGCGGTATCCATGCTATCGGAAAGGTAGTTAATGCCGATATACAACGCTGTAACGGCTGTCAGAACCGCGCCGATAACGGTTGCACGCATCGCTAATGTCAGCCCGTTAAATGCCGCCGTAGCGGTTAGCGCCCCGCTGGCAACAGCGGCGACCGCTGCACCAATCCCTCGAATGATGGTTATAAATATGCCGCCCGTTGACATTGCCACGCCGATGATCTTAACCAACGGGCCTAAAATTCCAACAAACAAAGTTGCCTGAATGATAGCCCCTTTGGTGGCATCGCTAAGGCCGGAAAACCAAGACACAACGCCCTGTAATGCATTCGTAAAGGTGTCTAATTTCCCCTTTACATCGAATGTTTTTACAATTGTTTCCCCCAATGTTGCCAGGGAGTTTCGCGCCTCCGAAGCGGCGTTAACCAGCGCGTTTTTAATGCCGCCCTCAACCGTTTTCAGGCTGCCAGCTGCTTCGGTAATCTTTTGGACAAATTCGCTTGCCGATACGCCACTTGCTCGGATAGCCTCAACGGAACGGGTGCCAAACGCTTTTTGCATTAATTCGGCAATAACAGGCATACGCTCCGAAATGATCGAAACATCTTCCTGTAAAACCCGGCCCTTGCTGATCATCTGCGCAAACTGCCGGGTAACGCCGTCTAAATCTTCGGCGGTGCCGCCCGTTAGGGCAATGGCGTTTGCCATGCGCTCCAGGATCAACCGCGCATCTTCGGCGGCTAATCCAACGCCCTGTAACCGGATAGAACCTTTTATAGCCTGCTCAAAGTCCAACCCCGGCGCTTTGGCGGCTTGTCGCAATAGTTCAACCTCCTTTGTGGCGTCGGCTGCGCTTTTCCCCGCGTTTTCAAACGTGGATACCATCGCCAATTTCAGCGATTCGATTTCCCCGGCTTGTTTTATGGCTGCTGCGCCCAATGCGGCTAACGGCAACGAAATAGAAAGCGCAAGGTCGTTACCAAGTTGCGAAAATTTCCGGCCCGACCTTTCCAGGTTGCGCTCAACCTTTTTCAGGTTGCTGTCGAAATCCTTATAAAGAAGTCCGAGCCGTACGTTAAGATCGCTAATTGTTGCCATTGTTGCGGTTTCTCATTTGTTCAAGTTCTACGTTTGCGTGCGCCTCGAAATTCGCCAATATCGCCGGGTCAATCGGGTGCCATTCGACTACCTTAACCCGGTGCCAGGGCGAAGGCCAAAACCGCTCTAATGTCACGTTCTTTTTCAGGTGGGGGGAGCAAACAAGGAAAGAACTAACCCGCGTGCGCTCAAATTCGTATTTTAAGCGGTTATCGTATGCCGTCACTTTGGCGTCGAAAAATCGGGGTGTTGAGGCCCAAAATTCCGCTTCCGTCATTCCTATGGCCGCAGCCGTTTCGATAAGGCTTTGCCAGTCGATCCGGGACGGGCCGTTGTCTTTTTTTTTGCGGCGGCGGGATGGTTGCCATCTTCGCTTTTCGGCTTCGGCAGGCTTTCAAAGATCGCCGTGATACATTGCTGCAAAACGCTCATATCGGTGAAAATCCACTCCGCAACGTCGTCAACCTCAAAGTCGATAGTCAACCCCTCTTTGCGGTAGCCGTATTTGAGGCCGAAGAAAACAAGGTCGGTGATGGGTTTTACTTGCAACGCCGAAGCGGCGCGCAACATATCCCCCGCATCTGCCCCAGCCCTGCTTTCTTCAACCTGCCCGGCGATACTGAAAAGCAATTGATTGTAATTGCCGCCCGTCGCCATTTCGTAGGAATAGGCGACTTCGTAGCCGAAAACGGCTGGCCGCTCTATCCCTCCAATTTTTATCCAATTTACCATTTTGTCGTTGTTTCAAATAACGATTAAGAGAAGGTGCCTTGCGTGATAGCGCCCGAAACTTCGATTTCGTAGGACATGGTTACGCCCTCGTTCTGGCCGCTGGACGTAATGCCCGCGCTCGTAAAATAGCCGTCGCCGGACAACTTGGTGTCGCCCGATACGCCGGTGCCAAAAATCCAGTTTACCCGCGTTTGAGCAATGACCTGCGTCAAAATTTCGTCGTGTCCGTTTGCAGCGTCATACGCGACGAACAATTCGCCGGAAATAGAGGCCGAAGTCATGCCCGGCAAAACCTCTTTCCATTGCCCGCTGTCTTTGCAGGTAACGTCGAACATCTCGTTATTAATGGTCAGTTCGGCGTTAGTTTGGCAGGTGATCGTAACAGGCGTAGCGCCGTCATTTGCTACCTGCAATTTGAGTAGTTTACTGTTTACTGTTCCCGGTGTCATCGCCTGTTATTTTATAGTGTTTGTGTTTGTTTGTTCGTCTATTTTGGCTCTTATCGCCGCTTGGTTCGCGGCAATTTTGCCGGGGCTTAATGGGGTGCAACCGTTGTACAAATCCAGATTGCCTTTTTTCAGGGCTGCCCCTTCCGGTAGGTATGTGGCTTTGCCTGCGCTTACCAGTTGCGCGGCGGTTTCATCGGATAATTCAACTCCCCAACCGGCCTTTTGCAGACCGCCGTTTATGTCGCATAGTAGTTTGACTTTTCTCATCTTCGCTTTTTGCCTTTTAAAACCAATACGCTTCGGGTGTTAAGCGGCGGCCTTTTTGCCTTCCAATTAATCACGCCGACGGCGGCCAAATATTCCAGGTCACGGTCATAGACTTTCGCATAAAATCCCGGCCTTACGTCGTATCCGAACGTTGCCCCATCTTTCAGGAATTGCACCATTTCTTGTTTCGGTGCCGGTTCTATTTCTTGCTCTATCATCGCGTATAGCCTACTGAGTACGTTTGCATTATGCGGAATAACTCCGGCTTTGCCGAAAACATATCGGCTTGCCCCTCAAATTCAATGTGGCCGAGGCTCCCCGAACTGGTGTAATCTATGGCCGTCCTTAGTGCCGCTGCGGCTGCCGCCGTTGTGGCGTAAGTGGTGCCGTAGATGTCTATTTGTACGCTCACCCGGTCAAGGGTAGAGGCGTTTGTTTTGCTGTTATGTGGGCGAACTGATCCCGTGTTTATCGCCGCTGCCGGATAGGCTGTTTCCTGCTCCAACACCGACGGGTATATGCGCCCGGCAAAAATTGCGTGTGCCGCTACATTTGCAGCGATTAGCGTCTTTATCGGGCCTGATACGTTCATCGCGTCGCCTCTTTGATTATTTCCCGTTTCAATAATTCCGCCGCAAAACGTAGGGTCGTCAACCCCGCCGCATCAACAGCAGGACGCACAAAAGGCGTCGGTTTTATCCCGGCCTCCGGTGCGCCGTACTCCATCCAATGGGCATAATAACCGTCAACCCTGCCGCCGCTAAATACCCCGCCGCTACCGCGCTTGTCCAATTTCGGCCCAACGTGAACGGCTGCGGAACGCCCGAAAATCAGCGCCTTAAATGACCGCTTCAAGTTGCCCGGCATGTAGGTTGCTACTATTCGCCCGCTGCCGTTAGGCGCTCGCATTTTGTTTGACACTTTCGGCGTGTCGTATCGGTAGTGCGCGGCTTCGCTTTGCGCGGCCCGGCCTTGTATGGCAGATATAAGTATGGGAGAGGCTTCTTTGAAAGCCTTTTGAGACTGCTTTTTTGCCGTCTCGGAGATGGAAAACAGTTTCCTTTTCAGGGCTGCTATTTCCTCTGCCAATTCCCGATCATATCGAATATTTGCCATTATAATTTCCGGTCTGCCGTGATTTTCAAATACCGCCGCCTTCCTAATTCCTCTATTTTCACTATGTCGTAATATTCACTATCGTACAAAATCCGGTGCTTCACTGATACCGTAACTGTGGGCTGCCAGCGGATCGTAAACCCGATACGCAAAACAGAAAGGTTAACCTGGCCGTCGTAATTTTCGCCCGACGTTGTTGCGGAATATTCCCGCTTTGCCTTTTCGGTTGCGTAGGTTGTCCACGTCTTATCCAATTCCCCGTAAGCGTTCGCCATCGTCGTGAATGACTGCAAATAGATAGTAGTATCCATTTCGGCAATCGTCGGAAGTATCTGCCCCATGTTCTTCATATCAGGTACACGCGGTTTTGAAAACTCAAAGCGTCTGCGCTCCTAATCCGGTATCCCGCGCCAACGCCGCCGAGCGGTATATCTTCCCTGTTTTCGTACAAGAAAGCAATACGCTGTAACATCGCCGCTTTGGTCGTTGCCGGAACATTTGCGGGCGAAGTGTAGCCCACAACGTAGGTGCAAATGACCGCGTTCGGATAATCGCCTAAGGCCGGGTAATCGACAGCCGAAGTCGGTATGATGCGCGGTAACGTGCTCTTTACGTCGGCTGTGTAGTTCGCGGTGCCCCACGTTTGCGTTGCGCCGTTCGCGTCCAGGTATTGGATAGAAGTAACCGAAGCGGCGGGCGTTATCCCTAACACCCACGGCTCCGGCCACTTATCCCAATATTGTTTCACCGTTTGAGTTAACAGCGCCCGGCCTTGCACTTTTTCCTCTTTCTCCCTTGCCATTTGGATGAACATTTCTAACATGGCATCGTGGTCATGCGATGTCAGGTTGAGAAACGTCCGTACCTCGTCAAGGGCAAGCGGTTCGGCTGTCGGCTGCGTTGTTACTTCTACGGTCATTTTGCTGTCGTTTACGACGGATGAACGGTTGCGGAATACGCGAACGCTTTGCCCTGCTCAGCGGCTACGTCGTGCCAGGTGTTCAATACGATCCGCATGGTAGCGGTGGTCAGGCCGGTGTACGGGTCGAGCATCAATTCGCTGCCGCCCCATTGGCCTACTTTCAACCGGCTCCAGTCGCCGAAAAACATGTAGTGCCCGCCTGATCCGGTCGGAACGAGGGTCGATGTCAGTGCGCGGTAGCCGTTGATCGTACCCGTGCCGACGTTGTTCCCTTCCATGATGAAACCATTGCCCGCAACGTCGCGCTTAATGGTTTTCAGGATACCGGCAACGCCCGGCGTAGTCAGGTAGGCGATAGCGCCCTCGTTCAGCGCGTCGTCGGTGGCTACTTGCGTTTCGAAGTCAACAATCTTAGCCCATGTGGGCGAAGCGGCAACCGTGATGACGTTAACGCCGGCGGTTCCTGTGATACCCGTCGGGGTAGTGCCGCCGCCGCCGTTCAAGGCTGCAACGTCCAGGGCATTGTCGCGCGCCCGCATCAAACGGTCACGCACAAAGTTTTCGATGTTGATCGAACTTTGGCGCATCAGTTGGGTAGAGAAGTCGCTCCATGCCGTCAAACGGTTAGGCGACATTTGCACGCGGTCGGTGGTCGGGTTGCTTTCCGTAGAAGCGGCTTGTTCAGCGGCCCACACGGCGGTCGTCGTGCCGTCGTTGCGCGGAAAATCGATGTTACCCACCAACCCCGGCAGGAATTGAACGCCCAAGCGGGAAAGAACGCCCTGCGGGTCGAGGTAAGGAATCAGTTGCCCGGTCGCCGTTGCGATGGTATAACCGCCGTCGGTGGTGGTCGTACTCATATCACGTTTGTGAAATCCGGCGGCGGCGCGTTCCTGAATGAAGGACGGGATCATAATCCCTTTGCCGAAATCACGGAGGCCCACCTCGTTCGCTTCGCGGGTCGCTTCTTGGTGCATCTCTGCGGCCAACCCGTCAAGTTTGCCCGTTTGCAAGGCGCGGATAGCGTCGGCAAAGTGGAAACGGCTGCGAACGTCGGCAACACTGTCGCCGCGTTTTTGGATGACGTTCACCGTCGTCGGAACTTCGGCGGTCGTGCTGGATGTCCATGCAGCAGAACGGGTTTCGATGTCGAGGGTAGTTTCGAGGTGCCTAACTTGAGATTCAAGTGCCTCAAGGTCGCTTTTGGCCGTTTCAAGTGCCGGGCCGTCGGTTGCCTCTACCCATGTCCGGTTTTCGATTTTTTCGCTTAGCGCTTTTACCTTGTCCAGCGCCGCCGCCCGCTCCTCGCGTTTGGCTTTCAGCGATTGTGCTGTGTTCATAGTGCTTGTTTATTTGTTTGAAAAACGCGCTAACAAGTATTTAACCTGCCGTTGGCGCTGGTTGATAATCTCTTTGTCTGTCGAACGCTGCCCGTTTACGGCGGCGATAATTTCCAGGTATGCGGATATAGCGGCTTTGTGCGCTTCGGCTGCCGCCGCGTACAAGTCTGCATTTTCCGGGTATTCGGTAGCGCACTGGTTACAGTGTTCTATTTCTTCATTCAGTTCGTTGATTGCTTCGGTAGCGGATTCGATCTGCCCTTTGTTTTCTTCCATCTCCATGCCGTACATATCGGCGGAGCGGGTTTCGGTAACGCCGTCGGCGTCCTCAATCGTGATTTCGGTATCCTTACCCGCCAATGACCGCACCTTTGCGTCAAAATCTGCCGGAACGGCAACCATACTTATTTCGTGCGGCTCCCAATCGACCGCCCGGTAATTGTCCAACTTACCTTCTTCAGTGGCCTTTTTCCGGCTGTATTTGTGGACGGCGTACCCGACCGAAACGTTTTGCAAAATGCCGTCGCGGGCCATTTCAAGAACCTTGTCTCCTTTTTCAGTTTTGGCAAAACGCAGTTGCGCATACCCTTTTTTGCCGTCGCTCCATGCCCGCTCTACAACGCCCACAACGGTATCTAATACGGAGCCGTAGGCATCGTGATTATCCAGCACCGGCGCTCCGGCATTAAGCCTATCCATGCGAACGTGCGCCGAATCGAAAGAAAGTTCTTCATTGATTGGGCCATACTCCCATGTGTACATCCGCACGGGCTTATCGCTGCCAAAAACAACCTCTACCGTCCGGGCATCCACGTTAATAGACCCCGGCTTAAATGCTGCCCGCATTTGCAGACCCATTGCCGCCTGTTCAGGCGCTTGCGGCTGGTTGCTCGTTTGCGCTTGTTGCGTCGTCGGCTGTACTGCTTTCCGTGTCCGTAGCATCGGCTTCGGTGTCCGGCGTTTGTTGCGTTTGCTCATTGTTTTTGCCTTGTAAGATTTCACCGAGCAGTTCCATCGGTGCCATATTTTGTTGAATGAAAAGGGTATCCCCCCCTTCAATCTTGTTCATGTTTTTCTTTGCCCGGATTTCATTCGGGGTCATCCATCCGTTCTGAATTGCGCTGCTAAAGAATGCGGCCTGAGCTTGCATATCACCCATCATCATGGCGTCCAGGTCGAACGCGAAAAAGCGGCGGCGCGTCCGGCTTTCGGAAGTCGTAAAAAGTTTGCTGTTAAACTCTTCTTCGATTTTCCTTGCCCAAGGCCGTAGGCAGTGAATCACAAAGTCCTGGTTTTGCTGCTCCATATTGGAAAACGTGGAGCGGTCTAACTGCGAAAGCAGGTGCAAAGGGACTTTGAAAATTTGGGAGACTTCGACAGTGGAAAGGTTGGCAAAGTCGATGACCTTTGACTTTTCCGGCCCGGCCTGCATCGGCTTAAAATCGGCTCCGGCATCCAACACCATAATTGAACCGGCATTTTTACCGCCCAAGTGTTGATCTTCCAGTTTGCCCCGTAAAATGTCGCGTTGATCCTTGCTTAACTGATTCGGGAACGTGATTAACCCGCCAACGCTTGCGCCTTTCTCAAAATAGGTCTGCGAATACTTCGCCGAATTAACGCCCAGGCTAAAGGCGTCACGGTGGACGAACGATACCTGTTTGCCGGTTAACCCGTTAAACGATACGCCTTTAATGTGTATCATTTCCGTTTCCGGCAGGTACACGTTAACGGTCTGGTTATCGAATACGCCTGAAACATGGTAAAACAGTTGCCCGGATTGGCTGTAAACAATCATTACCACCTCTTGCGGTATCAATTCCAGGGCATAAGGCCGGGCCGTTACCGGGTCAAAGTGGATGCGGGCATACCCGTTACCCATGCACGCATTACTCACCAATGTTTGCAAAAAATCAAACATGGAGTAATGCGGGTGCGGTCTGCCGTCAATAAGATAGGAAACGGGGCTGCCGTGATCGGGGAAAACGTCACCGTCGCTTTGGCGGCTGAATACACCCCGGCCTAAACTGGCAATACCTTCGGATATATACCGAATGGCCGACCATGCCGGGGGAATTGTCAGTACGATTTCGTTGGAGATGGTGGTGCCGCCGGGCGCATAAGGCGTAAGGCCGAAATAGGCTGCTACCTGCGGATTAGTAAGGTCTAACCCGCGCTGCGGCAAAGGTTGTTCAACCTTGCGCGCATAAAATAGCCCAATTTCGTAGTTACCAACCCGCATAGGTGCAAAATTGGGCTACTATCGGGCCAAAGCAGGGTTTTTAGGTGTGGTTTCGGGGCATTGGGTTTGGGTTTTTAAAACTTCTTTTGCATTAAATGAATTTCCCGGTGGTACTCGCGGCTTTCATATTTCAAGATGTACATTTTTCCATCTTCGACATTTACAATCCCATCGTCCTGTAATGCGCTTAGCGCGGCAGCGCCTGCGCCGGTTTCCAATATGTCCGAAACGGGTATCGGCGTAAGATTTACGCAAGCGTTCCACGAAAATCTGTTTCTGATTTCGATTGTTGCGCTTACAATTTTCGATATATCCACTTTATCTCTTTTTTAACAGTAAGCCAACCAGACCTCCCGCTTCGGGGCTAATCGCCTCCGGCAGGATTTGAACATGCGACACTGTTTTTATTTTATCTGCCTGTTAAGTTCGGCACTCCTTTTTTCGTATTCCTTAATAAGCCGTCGCATCCGCTTTCGCACCCTACCTATAAATCCAATTTCAGCGTTCTCAATAGTGGCATGAGTGCTAAAACTTCCATCTTTAAGTTGAGACAAAAGATGCGACGGAACACCAAATATTCGCGCCATATCTTCGACCGTCATACGCCCGTCTCCATCTACCGCCATTGGCGGCGGCGGGCCTTTCGGCGGTTCGCCGGTATCCGGCTTTTTGTTGCTGTTCATACTATTTTAGATTTAAAAGTCTGGCAACAGAATCGCTAATTTGGCGAAAAGCATCGCGCAAAGCGAAGGACGCTTTGAACATCGCAAAGCCCGAAGATTCGCGCAAACCCTTGGTCGCTTCGATATTTTGGCTTGCCTCATCCCACGTTATTTTGCGCAAATCATCCCGCGTTATGTGTTCCCAATACTGTTTTAGCAAATCGTTTTCTTGTTCCATTTTGTTTAGTTTTTTACTTTAAAAAACGCGCCCCAGGCTTTAACAAAGGTGTCGCATGGTTGCCGCAAGACACTGACCGGCGTTACCTGGCTACCGTTTCGGGGTTTCCCCGGCGCGTTTCATATTTCCGGCATTTCTAAAATGACAACTTCAATATGCCCCGGCTTAACGCCGCTCCGGTATAGCCGGAAAGATTCACAAAACGAATCGTAGGACTTAAACCGGCGCAAAACTTCAGGGTCGCCTGAAAACGAATAACGCCGGTTAAATTCCCGTTCGGTTTCTAACCATGCCTCATACTTTGTTGCCGTATGACTTAACATAGCCCCGTAAACGGTGAAATAACCGCGAGGCAAAAGCATATTCACCCCTTCAAGTATAACGGCTTGCGTTTCGTTTTCTTCACTCATAGCAGGTCGGATATATTATTAACAATCGAAATATACTTCGGCTGGTACTTGCATACCCGTAACCCCTCCGCAACGGCGAAAAACCAAACATCCGGCCCGAACGCATCCGCAATCTTTTGCGCCTCCGGAAATTGCGCCTCGTAGGCGATAAGCGAAAAAGCGGCTTTCCCGGCCTCGGTCAAATACGAACCGAAAATGTGCTTTGCGTTCGGGTCGATCAACCAAACGGGGTCGTTTTCGCGGTCGCCACGACAAAGCACGTTTGTCGTACTTAGGTCGCCATGAAAAAACGTCGCATCGTGCGCCATTTCTGCAAGTTTCGCAACAACTTCCAGCGTTTGCGGCGATGCGCCTGGTATGTCTTTCGGGATGTTGTCAATGTAGGTTTTATACTCATATTTTCGCTGTGGAATAATGCCCCAAAATTCGCGCAAAATGCGGATAAAGTTGGCGGCATTGGGTTTGTCAACCTCGTATATCATTTCAGTAATAATACACTCATCATTACAGAAAAGAACGTCAGGCACACGGATACCCCGCAAACGCGCCTCTTTGTACCATTCAAACTCAAATAATGCCGTTTGGCAATGTTTAATCGCCATTGTTTCCGTGAAAACAATACGGTTGCCGGTAAAATCCGACGTTTGCGGCGCAAAGGGGTCAAACGGGCCTATAGTCTGATCATCAATATACAAATTTGCGTATTCTTTCTGAAAAGAAAGCGCATCGTAAGGAACGGCGTACTTTTTCAACCAACCCCGAATCAACGCCCCGTACCGGCGTTCCTTTTCGTGTTCCTTTAGCCCGGCTTTGCCGCCCCTGGCCGTGACGATCTTAATGACCGTATCGGGCTGCTCTGTGCGTAGGCGCTGCAAGCGGGCAATTAATTGCCCGTTCGGCCTTAACAGGCTAATGTGGCTCGAATTGTCGAGGGCTAAGGTGTTATCAAAGTCAACGGCTACAATCATTTTATAAACCTCCAATATTTAGGCGCAATGAATATAATTTTATCCGGGTCATCAACTAAGAACCGCGCATACGCCGCGCCCTCGTTTCTTGTAATGTCGAAAAACCATGCACCGCATACCAACCCCGGCAGATTTGCAGCGCATTCAACCTTTACGCCAATCGGCGGCAAAAGTTCCGTTACTTTTGCCCAATCTTCAGACTTAACCGTTCCCTCGCTCATTTCAATGCTTTTAAATAATCCTCCGGGTCGCCCACCCGGATAAATGTGTTTTCAGGTATCATTCTTGCGCCGATCATGCCGGACGCTATCGAATTTGGGTCGGTCATTCGGTCAACGGTTGCGCCAACGTCTTTCAGGAAGTAGAGGCCGGACGCCCGGCATTTGCTTACGGCGTCGCCTTTCTCGGTGACGCTTCCAAGTCGTATATTTTCATCCGGGTATAGGCCGCCGTATTTCGGGTTTATGGAGAAAAAAAACCATATCGCGTCTGTGCTTCCGTCTTTTAGTTGCCACATTGGCCGTTCCTCTGGAAACTTGGATTCCGGTATCACATCGCAATCAATGACCAACACATTTTTCCTGCCCCGCAATAGTTCCAGCGTTTCCGCCCTGCTGGCCGTCGGCGGGCCTTCCATCACTTCAACGGCGTAACCCTCAAAGCAGGCTTTAATCCGGTCAACGATGCGCTCGCCGCCAAAATAAAGCAGGTGCTTTGGCTTCGGGCTTAACCCCTTCATCCGGGTGCCTTCGCCGCGTGCGGTTATGACTACGGTTATTTTGTCGCTTTCAAGAAACGATGAGGGGAATTTAAGCACAGTGGCCTCTTTGGCTGTTATAATCCCGGTTGTCATATCGTTTATAGTTGTACTTCCTTTTTTATCGTTTCAATCAAACATTCATTTTCGGATTCAATCTCTTTTTTGCAATACTTCTCAAGTTCCGAAAACTGCAAAGGGTTTTGGTCATCAACTAACTGCAAGCATTCGCAACGCTTACACCATCTGCCGGTAAAACTGATTATCGGGCCGTCTACCTTGTTGTTATCCATTTTTCTAAAGTTGTACTTTCCAGCAAAATAAATGTTTCGCGTCGTCCGACATTACCGCCGTAACGCGGTCGCCAAAGGCGTCGTCAACCGCCTTTACAACGCCATTAATGTAATCCGCGTCATAGTCGTGGCCCGCCATTATGCCGCCCGCCTTTACTTTTGGCATCCATGCGGCGATGTCCGCCGTTACGTTGTCGTAATCGTGCGCCGCGTCAATGAAAATAAAATCAATGGAGCGGTTTTTAAAGCGCCTGGCCGCATCAACCGACATACTTTTAATTACCCGGTAATGGCCTTTTAACGGCTCCATGCCGGTGCTGAATTTCTCCCAAACACTTGGCCCATGCGAATAAATCCACGTTTCCGGGAACATATCAACGGCTACCATGTCAATTTTTTTGCCCCGGTTAAGGCATTCAACAAGGCCGAAGGAAAACGACTTGCCGGAATACACCCCCACCTCAACCCATGTGCCGCCGTCGGGTATCCATTCGGCAATTTCCGTATAGAGATTTTTGAAGTTGAACCAACCTTCGACGGTGTGTTCAATGTGTTCGTATTGTTTCATGTATTTTTATTTATTGGCGTTCACTGATAACCAAGCGGCTGCAACGGCTTCCGCAGGGTTAGTCGGGTGTTCGCCAATGTCTTCAAAATCAAAAAAACCGTTAGATTTAACAATTACATTCTGACAAAACCACGCATCCGGCTCATTTGGAAATTGCTTTGAAAATCGGATAAATTCAAGAATTGCACCATCTATCTCCAGTAAAATGTCGGTAGCCGTTGGGGCGTAATACATCCCACCAACCCCTCCTGGCGGGAATGAGCATTCTTGGATAGTAAACAGGCTGCCTGTTTCGTCATACCCAAAACCGCGTTCAATATATTCCGGCTGCGGGAAACCCGCTTCCTTTAGCCGCTTCGCTGTTTCAAAAACTACTATGTCCATTTTTCTAAAGTTGTACCTTCCATGAATAAAAAGGCCGGTGTTCGGGGTCAAAATCATCCGACGGTATCGGGATTAACCGGCTGCCGAATATCTCATCAACTACCGGCTTCACCTCGTGCGGTGCGTTATAATCATGCCCGGCAATAATACCGCCCGGTTTCACTTTCGGCAGCCATGCCAGCACATCGCGCCGGACAAAATCTTTGGTGTGGTTGGCGTCAATGAAAACAAAGTCAACCGAGTCATCGGCGAAATTCGCGGCCGCTTCGCTGCTTTCTGCCCGGATTGTTTCGTAATGCCCGGCCAACGGCTGCATATGGTTGTGAAACATCGTTTCCATCGGTGTGCTGTTGTGGTGCCAGGCGTCCGGGAAGGCGTCAACGGCTACCATACGAACGTTTTTGCCCTCGTTTAAGCAAGCGACCGTTCCCCAGCGGAAAGATTCGCCCCAATACACGCCAACCTCAACCCAAACGCCGTTATCCGGTATCCATCGGGCTATTCCTTCATAAAAGGAATAAAAATTGCAAAAACCGCCGTCTTTTAGGTGTTTTTGCTCGTATTCAGGCGCTTTTGTTGTGTTTTTAGCCATTTTTATGCTGTTTATGGAGGTTTATAACCTCCATTGCGGCGTCCGAAAGACTATCATAAGCCTTGCTCCCGTACCCCTTAGAATAATATACCATGAATTTGCCGGAAGTGCTTGTAGTTATTGCCGTCGGTACATTTTCCTCCGTAGCAAAATCAGAAAAATATTTCAATGCCGATTCAAGGTCTTTCATCTTACAATCATATTCGTTTGTGGTATCCGTACAATATTAATGCCCCTTTTGTCGAGGGTGTGCTTTAGGTAACTTTCGCTGTGAAACATTTTCCCGGCTGCGAAGTGTTCGCCGTGATCCAGGTAAACTGAAAAATAAGCCTCCATTGAATCGCGGCTGCCAAAGGCAAATTGATCATTAACCCCTTCCCGGTAGTCGCCATGCGTCGGAATATAGACCGTGTTCGGCCTCATCTCGTAATCTGCAAACCGGATCGGGCCGCTGAAAGTGATGTCGTACCGGCAACGCACATAGCAGTCCAGGTCTTTCGGCGCTTGCTCCCATGCCCGCCACATATTGTACCACATATTCAGCGTGTTTTCCGGTTCGGTTTCCGGTGCCTTATTTTCGCGGTAATGCTCCCAATCTTCGCGGGCAAAGGGCCGCATATCGGCGTGATTCTCGTTGTAATCCACTACGCACACATCGCCCGGTATTACCAGATTGTCGGCGTGATTCTGTCGGCAGCGGTCGTATGTGCGAAGCCAACCGGAGTAGATGAGGCAGACGGTCATAATCCTTGTTCTTTATCGTCCGGCCATTCAGATTCTTTGTACGCCCGGCAAAGGTTATCCCCAAATATCAATAAAATAACGCTAAAAACCCCGGTAAGCCCAATTTTTTCATACAACAAAATAGCGCCTATCGAACTAATAACGATTCCAATAATGTAAACTATTGCCCACTTATTAAAGCCTGTCATGCCGTCTGATTTAAAAACTGTGGAACTAATCGAAATATACTTTCCGCCCGCATCCGCGCCGTATCCAACAGGTTATACCGTTTGATAATGTGATCTTTTGCCATCTGCCAAAGTTCCCACGCCTTTTCGTAAGGCAACAGGTCATAAGATGCAAACTCCCACCCGGGCCTACCGGCATAGTTCGTAATGCAATAGCCCCCGCCAACGGAGGCAACAAGTAGATTGATATTGCTTTTGTGGTCATTGAAAGCGCAGTCAGTTAGCGGTTTCCACATCGCATTAATGCCGAACATCCCCGTTTTAGGGTTTTTCTTGAAAGAATCAATAAATGCGTAAACATTCGACATATACGGGATCGGCGGCCCGGCGGCGTTTGCAAGGTGCCTAAGCGGCGGTTTCCACCCAAAGAAAATCCACTGCTTTATTAGCGGGCTTGCCTTGTTCGCTTCGTACCAATCCCAGCCGCTTATCAGGTCGTGCGCTTGTATCGCTTTGCCCTGCCAACCAAATAAACCCTCATCCGGTGCAGGGTCATCCGGTAAGTCCGTCGGCAAAATGGCATTAGGTACGACGTAACCCGGAACGGCAGGCGCGGCTCCCAATATCGCCGGTATGCTTTCCAGAAAAGCAGGGGTAGAAAACCAGTACGTCGATGCGCATTTTAAAGCCTCTACATACTGCTTTCTAATCGCTTCGCCGCTGAAGTCGTTGTAAAGGTCGTGCGTATCGGGCAACATCATAACGGCGTCGTCCTCATCGAATATCACGGGCTTATCAATTCCCGGCTGCCGCGCCATTTGCAGCAACTCCACCAAATACCCGGCGCTTTGCCCCCAGGGACGGCGCGTGATAATCACATCGCTGGTCAGGATGTCGCCAAAATTCAGGTCTTTGGCTTTGTAGGTAATATTGAAAACGCCGGGGTACATTTGGCTCATAACGCCCAACGGGCGAAACAGCCGCCAATAGCCTACGTTGTCCAATGCGGGGGGGTATATGACAAGGATTTTAATCATTCGATAATTGTGATTTTTACCTTTTTGCCGCTTGTCATAGCGGCCTTAAATGCGTTTATGTCGTCATGCGTAGGGGTATTCGTGCTTTCAATGGTAATTTGAAGCAAATACTTTTCAGGATGCACCATATTAATGCGCTCCCCATCGTGAGAAGTTGCGCTACATTCTATTATATCAATAACATCCGTAACAAAAAACTCATTTCCCATTATTCAGTTTTTTTACTTAGCGCAGAATCGCCAGACAAAACAAACACCACGTTATGTAATTTCTCCAACTCGGATGACGGAACGCCAAATGCTTTTATATCAGCCTTTTCAAACCCGTCTAAAACAATAACTACCCATCCTGATTCTTTTAGCGACCCTAATGATTGTTGTAAATTATTTCTTAAATGCTCCCTATGGTCTCTGGTTAAATGTGGAAGGCAAATAAATAAAACCGGCCTTAGTTTAGTTTCTTCCATTTTGTTGTTTTAAAATTCCGTTTCCAGGTTCGTTTTTCATTGTTTCAATTCTTGTTATCAACGTCTCCGGCGTATCGCCGGGCAAATATTCAACCTCTAAGGCGTCGCCAATGGCCGGGTTTGTTACCAAATACTTTTTCCCGTCAACGGCAATAAGCAGGTTTTTGTTAAACGCAATTCTTACGGCATCAGCGAGTCGCTGCTGTTCTTCGGCGTCATCACCTTCTGTTGGGATTACATGCCCTACGGATACGAATTCAGATTTTTTTTTCATTGTTTACCCAATCATTATAATATCTTCTTCCAGCAAATAACTACCCTGCTGCGCTTCGCCCCGTTCTTTCAGCCATTGACCGACGGCGTTTAAAGTCGCGGCAATGCCGTCGATCTTTTCCGCGCTTTTGCCCTTCGAGGGTAGGTAGTTGTTGTTTCGGTCGCTGCGCTGCATACTCACATTTGCCATGTTCCAACGCAAAACCGGGTGTCCGGCGTGCGTTATTGTTTTGCCATAAATGCCATGTTGCAGGTGCAGGGCTGCCGGGGTAAGGTATAGCCATGTTTGCGGGGCAACCTCCATCCGTATCCCATCCTCCATTAACGCCGGCACAATATACGAACTAAACTGCCGGTCAAACCCGATACTTTGCAGGTAGTGCGGCTGGCATATTTCGACAATATCACGCCGGATTAGTTCGTAGTCGGCTACATCGCCGGGCGTTGTTCTTAACGTCCCATCACGTACCCATTGCTCCACAAACGGACGGCGGCTTTTATGCTGTTGTACGGCGCCCTCCGGTATCCAGTAGTACGGAATAATAACGCCTTTTTTATCGCCATCTGGGGGGAAGTAAAGCACGAAAGAGTTAAAGTCATTGGTTGCCGCCATATCCAGCCCGCCCCAACATTCGCGGCCCATCAGGTCGTTTTCGTCGTACTCATCGGCGCATTGCATCCATTTTTCATCCGGTATCCAACCCGAAGAACCCGCCTGTTCAATGTTTAGGTTTTTGACCTTAAAATCAATTTCCTTTGTGACGCCTTGGCTCTTTATTTTGTTGTATTCGGTTCGTAGGCCGGTCATTGAAACGGAAATATCAAGGCCGGGATTTGCCTTGCACCATACTGTTTCGTCACGCCAATCGTCACCCTCGTCCAATTCGTAGACGAATGCCAATAACTCATCATTTTCGGTTATGCCGGTCAGGATGTTTTTACACGCGGTTAAAAATTGGCTGTTTGGCCCCAATGGTTTATACCCGGCGGTGGTTATCATCCAGGTCATTGGGTCGTCTACCTTTACCATGCCGGATTCCATCACGTTTAACAGGTCGTCGTTATCCCATGCGTGTATTTCGTCGGCTAAAACGTAGTAAGGGCTTGCGCCGTCCTCGGCTTCGCTATCCCGGCCCAGATATGTTACCCATGAAAGCGCATCCGTTCGGCTTACTTTGGTGGAGGTGTGGCCCGTCGGGATATTCAGCATCTGGCCCAATTCCGGGAAATCGGAAACCAACATCTTCATCATTGTGCGCTGCCGATCCCATCCTATTTTTGCCTGATCCTTTTTCGTTGCTATCCAATAAACCTCCGGGTCAGTGGCGTTGTCGAACAAAAATCCGATAACGCCAATCGTGACAAGGTTGGCCGTTTTGGCGTTGCCCCGTGCCACTTTACAGTACACTTTCCGAAACCGTTTTCCTTCGTTGTCGGTTCTTCGCCACCCGTAGGCCATGTACACCAGTGCGGCAAACCAGGGCATAATATCGAACGGTTGGCCCGTTTCTTTGCCCTTGCTGAATTTGAACAGGTTATATAAATCCAATACCCGCCCGGCTTCATCTTCATCGAAATAGTACGGGAACGCCGGATCGCCTACCCTCGACAAGTCACGCACGTGGCGCTCCATTGCAAGGCGCATCCATTTACCGACCAATATTTCACCGGATAGGATGCCGTTTATGTAGGATTTTGCGCGTTCGATCATACTACTTTTTTAGCCTGGCGGCCTTTCATCATTTCCAATATGAGGGATGTTTTCGGTTTTTCTTGCACTTTTATACTTTGCCTGTCGCGGGATGATAGCCCAAATTTTTCCCCAATAGCCTTTATTACTTTTACCGCTTCAGCATAAACAATACTGTTAGGGTTTCTTATAGGCTTGCTCCCCCCGGCGCTTTCAATCCATAGCACAGCCCCGTTTTGGGTGATATGCTCCATTGCGTCGGCGGCCACAAACCAATTTTCGACATACACCTGCAAAAAGTCGGTGTCTAATTCACTAAGGATTTGCGCCCTGAAAACCTTTCCAGCAACTTCATTCCACTTCTCTACATAACGCCCCGTAAAATGCGGCGGCGGCGGCGGAACATCTGAAACAGTAGGCAAAACGGTTTCCATGCGGCTTCCATCCCGATCTTTTCGGGATGTCCCAGCCGCTTTTTTTTCAGCAGCAGACTTTATATGTCTTACGCCTCCTCTGCTCATAATTCACTTTTTACAATTCCGTTTTTCCCGGTAATGACAAAGCCAACCTGTTTTTTAGGCCTTGCCGAAACGCCCCCACCCATAAGGGAATCGAAAATATCATCCACAACAGCCCTTTGCTCTACAAACCCATCCGGCATAAAATCAAAAACATCGTCGGCAAAGGATTGATAAAAATCAAATATTTCTGCATCGTCGTCCATGTCAAAGTTTTCGCACCGCTTGTTTTCGTTCAGGTTCATTGACGACCTAATGCAAATTTTCCACTCATCGTTTGAAATCAAAACAAACTTTGCGTGTGTATTCGTTGTCCTGATCTTGTCTTTCCCAAACGCCATTTCCAAAGTTGTGGCATATTCTTTTTGTCGCGTCGCATAACTTCTGTCTGTCATAATCAGAACATCCAATATCAGGCCGCTTTTAAGCATTTCGTGTAACGCGGTTGCGTCATACACCCCGGCAGACCATGTGCTAATTAATACTTTAGACGGGCCGGTGATTTTCAAAGTTTCGGAGATAAGATGAATAAGGGAAAATTGGCCTTTAGTCAACCCCACCACGCGGCCACCCTTTGCGAAGCCGGAAACGGCCTCTTTGGCAAATTGAAAGGGCAGCATTTTTAGCCCTTTATTGCTCGCTCTTTTGGAAATACTGAAATTCATTTTTAGGCTGGTTTAAAAGTTGGCAGATTGACAATATATGCGGTTTGA